GCTCCCGTAAGGGAGCTGGGTCTGATAGCTTTCGACCAGACGGAAATGACAATAGTCATAGACCGAATGTCAAATTGCAGGACAGCTTTTAGCTGGTATCAGATTTGAAATGGTTAAATTCCAAATCTTGCCCACACCATCAGTTCGGCATAGCCGGACTTTTATTTCCTCGAGAGGAGTTTGAGCGTGAGTAGAGTGTCAGAACGTTCAGAACAGTTCTGGCGCACTAAGTCAGGCATTCACAGCGACGGACGGACTTACTATGAGCACCGTGAAGACGGTACTCCTAAGTTGGTCTTTTATATCCGTCGCCCAAACATCATAAAGGGTGACCATCACAGGTCAACCCCCTACAGTTGTGTGGGTGCTAAGCTCGACTATCATACTCATCGTACGGAAGTAGATCACTGGTACGAGGGTGGCCATTTATACGGCCATCACGAAACAGTGTATCCTGTCTTCCAACAAGATGCCATGTTTTGGAACCCTGGTGGCTCGCCCGACGCAGATAATGCGTTGGCCGAAGCTGATACCAAGGCACTCAATGACTTGGTCCCGAATGCGATGAACTTAGGTGCATCGTTAGGGGAAGGTAGTCAGACCACGAAAATGTTCCGGGATTCCGGAATGCAGCTAATTCAGTCCTTGCTTGCCGCTTATCACGGCAATTGGGCTGCTGTCGCTCGCATCCTGGGCCTTTCAAAGGCTCAGATACTTTCAGGTCGATTCCCTGCTAATAAGTGGCTAGAGTATCAGTATGGGTGGAAACCACTCATGTCTGATCTTTATACCGCTCAGCAGAAAGTCCATGAGGACTTCGAGAATGACAGGCTTGTCACTGGGAAAGCTACCTCCGGCGCCTCTCGCACTATTGCGACAGGGCGTTATGGGGGTAACGGCCTTTTCAAACAAGAGATCGGTTTCAAAACCGGCCTCGTAGCCCGTGTATCTCGAGCTGGCCTACAACAGGCCAACTCCTGGGGTTTAGTCAACCCTCTTAGCATTGCTTGGG